CGGCTGCCTCACAGCCTTGTCGTCCTGGCCTTTGATCTGGGCCCGTTGGGTGCCGTACGGGGCCGGATCGCCGTTCTCGTCCACGAGCTGGGCGAATCCCACGTCCCAGGGCATGCAGTCCCAGGTCTCGGCGCGGTACTCAAACTCCCAGTTCACTTCCCAAAACACGATCGTGGACCCGGCGACGTTTTCGGTTTGCAGCCGGGCCGAGCAGCCCTGGCACTTCCAGGTCCGCGCGCCGCCGCCATTCCATTCGTTGTCGTTGACAGCGTTGGTGTATTCCGTTTGCAGATCTCGCCATTGTTGGTGGGTAAGGTAGTACTGCGTGAGCGTCAGCCTCGCGCCCGCCTGCTCCTTCTCCAGGCCTTCGAGCGGATCGCCGGCGGAGTTGCAGATCGTTTCCAGCGTGCCGTTGTCGCCGTTGTTCGGGTAGTGCTGGAAGCATGGGCTGCTGGTGACGCTCGAGCTCGCGCCCCAGATGGGATACTTCATGATCCCTTCAATCTGGCCGGGCTCTCCCGAGTTGTTCTCGTTCTCCGCGTCCGGCGGCGGCGCGTAGTAACGGATCCGCATCTTGTAGAGCAGGCCCGAGTCGCCCTCCGGGCGAACGTCGAACTCAAGGGCCTTGCAGGACGCGTCGTCTGGGTGCGCGTCGAGGTACTCGATGCCAGGGGACGCGCGGATGTCCGTCATCGGCTCGGACGGGTCGTCCGTCCGAATCAGATAGAACTCCTCGTAGGTGTAGGTATCCTGATGCTTGCCGCCGTGCGACCGTTCGAGCGGGCAGTAGCGACACCAGACGATTGCCATCGTTACGCTCCTGCCGCCGGCGCGAGGTCGGCCACGTCGAAGTCGTCCGGCTCTTGGCTGTCGATCGCGTTTCGGATCCCACGGAGCTCGTCGAGCTGCTGCTCCTGGACGTTGCCGCTGTCGCCACGCATAAGCCGGAACATCTCGCGGATGCCCTCAGTCGACCGGCTATCGGTCCCTTGGACGGCCTCCCGCAGCTCGCGGGCGTCGATGCGTTGTGTGGTCTGGACTTCGATCGTCTGCTTCTCGGCCACGTCCACGGCGGCCGCGGCGGCCTGGGCGGCGGCGATCGCGTCGTCGATCGTCTGCGTCAGCGGGCCGGGGATGGCTTCGCCGACGGCGGCGGCCTGTTCCGCAAAGGTGGCGGCGAAATTGCTGGCGGCCGACTGAAGGTTCTCCGTGATGCCGTCGCCCAGGGTGTCGTTGAACGCCTCCATGCCGGCCCTAGCCTGCTCGAGTCCGGACGTGTCGAGCATCAGCGCATTACCGATCCGGACTGCCGCGTCGATCAGCGACTCGACCGGGCCGGTAATGCCCATGATCAGGATGCCGAAGGCGGCTTGCAGCGTGTCGCCGACGCCAGCGAAGAACGAGGCGACCCGGTTCCCCAACTCATAGACCCCGGCCCACTGGGCCCCCACCTGGGAGACGTACTGCCACACCCCGGAAAGGTTCTGGATCAGCGAGTCCCCGATCTGGGCCAAAAACCGCGCCCCCTGGAGGATGCCGTCGCCGATCGTCTGGCCGATCGTGGCCCCGCCGACGTTGCCCACGAGGTCCGAGAACGCTGTCGTCACGCCTTCAATGGCCGGGGCCAGGTAGGCGACGACCTGTTGGACCACGCCGGCGACGGCCTGCTGGGCACGAGTGAACGCGTCGTTCATCGCTTCGACGTTCTGGCCCTGCATGCCGGTAAGCGCCAGCCCGAACCGCTCGGCCTCGGCACGGGCGGCGGCGATGCCCTCGGCCCCGCCGGCGAACAGCGGCAGGAGCTGGGCCCCGGACCGGCCGAAGAGCTGGACGGCGGCCTCGGCCCGCTGGGCTTCGGTGGGCAGGGCGGCGATCGCGTCCACGATCGCGTCGAACCTCTCGGCGGCGGACAGGCCCTGGAGGTCGTCGAGGGACAGGCCGATCGAAGCGAACGCGTCCGCGGCCGTCTTCGAGCCCTCGGCGGCCCGCACAAACGCGACGTCGGCCTTCGTGACCGCGGCCCCGATCGTGTCCATCGACACCCCAGCCAGGTCGCCGGCGAGCGACAGGCCCGCCAATTCGCCGTAGGTCATGCCCAGCCTGGCCGCGAGTTTGCTCGTGTCGTCGATCACCTGGGCCTGGGACTGCCCGAACGAGATCAGCGAGCGGACGGCCTGGCTGGCCGCCGAGGCGATCTGGCCGAAAAGCTGGGCCCCGGAGATGGCCGTGAGCGTGGAGAGCTGGCCCCGCAGGCCGGCCACCGACTGCTGCATCTGCTGCATCGACTGGGCGGCCTGGTTCACGCCGGTCCGCAGACCGGACGTCGAGGCGGTGAACACTGCGGAGACTTTGCCGATCGTGGCCATGTCACTTCTTCCGGTGCTTCATCCCGAGCTTGGAAAGTTCCGCGATCATCTCGGCTTCCGTCTGCATTGGGCGTGCCGGGTCGTACGTTGGCAGGAACAGCTCCTCGGCGTCTTCCTTGACCTTCGCCCCGTTGCTGGCAGCCACAGTCACCGCGAGTCGGGCCGTCCGCCGCCACTCGTCCCCGAATGGCTCCAGGCGGTAGAAAGCCAGCCAGCGTTTCACCTGCTCGAGCGTGATCTCCTTCTTCCAGCTTTCGACGTCCCAGATCCCGAATTCACGCGCCAGCCGGTAGAGGAACTTGTCCAGCGGCCGGCGCTCTCTCAGTTTTTTTCGAGTTCCCTGATCTCCTCGGTCGTGATCCGCATCAGGGCCAGGCCCTGCTCCCAGATCCGGTGGAGCGCTGCGGCCGACTTCTCGCCGAGCTTCGCAATCTCAGCCTCCGAGAACAGGAGCTTTCCCTTCTCGTCACACAGGAGCATGCTCGCGAGCTTGGCCCGCCAGACGTCCTTCGGCTTCGTTTTGTGCTGCTCGCAGTAGAGCTCCCACTGGTCCCGCGCGTGGGCCGTCGGCCGACGCAGGAAGACGATCCCGTCTTCGGCTGGCGTGCCCTTGTCCCATTCTGGGACGTGGAACCGGATGGGCTCGCCCAGGTCGTCGATGTCGAGGATGGCGGCTTTCGAGAGTGGCATCAGAGGTCTCCGGTGAGGATGAACGTCGCCGAGCCCTTGATAAGCTCGCCGACCGACCCCGTTACCTCGAACTCCTCGAGGAACGCCTCGGCCGAGAGTGAGCCGCCGTCGAAGCCGATCGACAGCGTGCCCTTCTTTCCGATGTCGCCCTTGATGTGAGGTGGGGCCCCGAGCAACGTATAGGTCGCCCGGCCTGGTTCCACACTCAGGCACTCGACCTGGCGCACGAGCCGTTTTTGTTCGCCATCGCCGTAGTAGGTCGAGTCCCCAGACGACACGTCCTGAACGACGGCCCTGCCCGGGACGACCGTCCAGCCGAGGAGCTGACCGATATTCTCGCCGTCAAAGGAGACGGTCGAACCCTGCGAGGAGGCTGGCATCGGATCCCTTTCGGCCCAGGATCACGACTCCTCGGGCGGCTTCGTCTTGTAGGTCGCGGTTCCCTTGACGAGCTCGCCCACGGCGTACTCGACCTCGGCTTCCGTGCAGACCAACGTCTGGCCGCCGTATGAAGTCTCGTCCCCGGCGCTCGGCGGCGAGTCCGACAGGAACGAGACCGTCACGGTGATCTCCAGGCCGTCCACTGCACCGGCCCCGGAGTCCGGCAGGCCGTCGACGTAGACTCGGTCCGATCCTGCGGCAAGCTCGAGCGTCGACGCATCGAGGCGGTTGCTGGAGTCGGTCGGGTCGGCCGACTTCTTTGCGACCTTGATGTTCGTCAGTCCGGAGATCCCGGCGAACGTCTCGCCCTGAGAGTTGGTCATCGTCATGGCTCAATCTCCAGCAGTTTTGTAGACGTACGTCGCCGTGCCCTTCACGAACTCGCCGACCGCATACTCGGTCTCGACCTCGGTGCAGACCCACCCGGTCGCGCCGGGACCATCTGGCTCCGGGGCCTCGCCGAAGAACTGGGCGACCACGATCTGTTTCACGCCTTCCTCATCGGCTCCTGGATCGACGTCGACGAGCGGGGCGGCCTGGTACTTGCGCTCATTGTCGCCGAGGACCGTCACGTCGATCTTGTTGTTGCCGCCGGACGGGTCGGCACCGACGGTGCGGACCTTGACGTTCGTGCAGTTTGCCGGGAGCGTTGGCCCCGGGCTCGGCATGCTGGACAGAACGGCCATTCGTCATTCGCTCCAGGCGATCTGGTAGGTCTGTTCGACGATGTACGTCGGGACCTCGCGGCCCTCGAGGTAGACGGCCGCGGAGTCCCTGTCGTCCACCAGGAGACAGTGCTCGATTGTCAGGTAGTCCATCGGCCCCGTGAACCGATGCAGGGCGTCAGAGACGGCCTGGGCGATCTCCCGCGCCTCGAGGTAGCCGTCCGCGTAGATCTCGACCGTGTAGGTCGCCTGCCGCGGGAACGCGTCCAGTTCGGGCGTCTCGGAGAGCTCGTCCTGGAGCACGAGCTGGGGCGTCGTGGAGGCCCGCTGAAAGACGACGTAGGGTGGCTCGCCGCCGCCGGTGTAGCTGACCGGGTAGGCCTCGACGCCGGAGCCGGCGGCCGCCTCGATCGCCTCGTAGAGCCAGGACTCGGGGAGCATGGTTCAGCCTCCGGGGTTGCGGCCGCTTGCGACTTCGCGGACGGCCCGCTCGAGGGCGATCTTCAGTTCCGCCGGGAGGCGGGCCTGGACCTGGGGCCCGATCTGCGACATCAGGTTCGCCACCATGCCGCGCGGGGCGATGCCCTTTTTCGTGCCGAACTCCAGCCAGATCGCCTTCCGGCTCTCGGGGCCAGCCTTGTAGCCCAGCACCGCGAACGCTGCGTCTTTCTTGGATTTGGTGCGGACCCGGACCGACCGCCGCAGGGCCCCGGACGACTTCCGCTTCTCGCCCTTCTTGCGCCGCCCGCGGCGCGTGCCCACCGGCGGCGTCACTCGCCTGAGATCGCCGACGTGCGGTTTCGCGGCCCGGCCGACGGCGGCCTTTAGGTGCTTGTTCCGGATCCGGGGTTCGAGCTGGCCGAACGACCGCACGAGCGCGGCGATCTCGCGGTCGACCGGGCTCATCGAGATCGTGATCATGCCACTTGCTCCTCGACGGTGAGCTCGAGCTCCTGGCGGTGGCCACGCTCGAGGACGCTGGAGACGTAGAGCAGCCGGCCGCCGCGGGTCAGCCACCGCAGCCGCATACCGCCGACCACGTCGTCCCGCCAGTGAGTCCGGACCAGGGCCTGGACGGCCCCGCCGACCTTGGCCCGCTGCTCCTGCTCGATGTAGGCCTGCTGCTCGTAGGACCCGTAGAACCGGCCGACCTCTTCCCAGTCGGACGTGATCCGCTCGCCGACGTCGTTCCGCTCGTCGGCCGGCAGCCGCTCGAGGGCGAACTTCTCGCGCATGATCCCAGGGGGCGGCATCACCAGCCTCCGTTATGCGACAGGCTGGCGAGCAGCGTCTCGAATCCCTGCGGCAGCTCGGCCGCCGAGTTCTCCGCCAGGACCCCGCGGTTACTGAACATGTGCTCGACGTACATCAGGATGGCCGACTTCACTCGCGGCCCGGCCTTGTAGCCGCCCGTCGGGCCGGCCCAGTATTGGACGACGAGCTCGTCGGTCGGGGCCTCGTCGAGCTCCAGGACCGCCGGCTCGGCGTCCTCCTCGAGGTCGTAGTCGGCCCCGGCCAGCTCGTCGCCGTCAGCCTCGACCGAGAACGGATGGTCCGCGTCCACGAGCACCGGCGGGTAGGGCAGGGCGTAGGTCGTTCCCCGCGGGCTCTTCCACTTGGCCCGGTAGCGCTTGGCCGCGAGCGACCGGCCCAGCCGAGACTCGACGAGCTCGCGCGCCGCCGCGATCTTGTCGGCCAGCATCGTGTCCCATTCGGTGTTCTCGGGCGCGAGGCCGAGCTGGTGTTTCGCGTCCGCCACGCTCACGGGCTCGACGACAGGCTGGGAGATCACGCGCAGGGTGTCCGGTTTCATGAGCTTCCCACTCCCTGGATCACGGTCGACTGAATCACCTTGGTCTCGGTCTCTTGGAAGAGCACGGTCCCCGAGAACAGAACGTAGGCCGTCCAGGTCTCAGCGGAATCGTCCGTCTCGTCCGTGATCGTGATCTCGACGTTCCACCTGTTCGGCCCGAAGGCCGCGAAGTCGTACGGGTCGAGCAGGGCGACGACCTGGTCCTCGTCGCCGGAGCCGGAGCCCATCTCCTCCGAGACATCGAGGACGATCTCGTCCTGTCCGGCCGTAGCCACGGCCGCGAGCGTGCCGGCCGGCAGCTCCTGGCCCTCGGTGATCGTGATCACGACTTCCCGGATGTCGTCGGTCGACCGGAGCGTGACGAGCCGCCTGGCCGATCCGGAGAGCCGCTGCTTGACGATCTCTGGCATGGGCGGCTCCTAGCGGGCCTCGAGGGCGATCGGCGTGGCCACGGCCCTCTCGAACCGGCTCGCGTCCAGGAGCGGCCGGGCGGCCTCCGGCACGGCGACCTGGAGCCGCTCGAGC